CAAGGAGGATACTGATGGCTAGTTATGTGGTGCTATGTGAGGCAGAGAACTGCGAAGCAGAGAACAGCAATTACGAAGACAAGAACGGAACATATTGGTTCACTTGCCACGCTTGTGGCTACGATAACGAAGTTGTTTATGCGGGGTGGAAGTAATGAAATTTAGAGTATCTTATTTAGTAAGTGGTATGCGGGTAATGGAAGTCAATGTGCCTGATAATGTGAGTATGCCAGCCAACTGGAAAGAGATGAGCAACGAACAGAAAGACGAGTGGCTGTTCTCAGTTCAAACTAACTCACGCTTACTTATGGAGGACATAGACTATGCGGAAGCGAGCAAGATAACGGCTATGCCGTGAGCGTTACTGTAATAATTTTAGTCTTGCTGCTTATTAGATATAAAAACAAATTGGTTTTTTACTGGACAAATTGGAGAGATAGATGAATATAAATAGAGACTGGCACGCAGAAGGACTATGCAACGGACACCCAGACCCTGACTTGTGGCACTACCAGAACACACGCTTACCAGATGAACAGCAACTAGAAGTATTACGAAGCGTGCAAGCCATAGAGTTATGCCACGAATGTCCAGTAAGAGTTGAGTGTTTAGCACAAGGTATGGAGAGAGAAAATCTGATAAGTATTGGTGGGTGTGGCTCTATCTGGGGTGGTTTAATGACTAGCGAGCGTGCTTTATTGGCAGGTGGCAACCCAAATGCCCATACAATTAGAGATGAAAGCCGTCATAGGGCGCATATCAGGCAGAAAATTGCTAGAATTAGTGTATGAAAAGACAGACACTAGCCCTTATCGGGCTGCTTATAGTTGCCTCACTCTTTCCTATATCGGAGAAAGTAGAAGTTAAGGTCAGCGTTAAGCACCCCATAGTGGTGCAGACTAAGGCAACAATGGAACAGAAGCGGGCTAACAAACGAATGGCAGATACCTTTGCCCGCGTTGGCTATGGTTGGGATAAGCGACAGCGGGCGTGTGTCCACCTAATCTTCACAAAAGAAAGTCGCTATGACCATTTAGCCAAGAACCAACAAGGTTCTAGTGCATACGGAATTGCACAGATGTTAGGCGAGAAGTCTACCGACCCAGCAACCCAGATACTACGAGCCTTTCACTACATAGAACAACGATACGGTACACCTTGTGCTGCGTGGAGACACCACCGCAAGGGTTGGTACTGATGTTTGACCTACAAGGTGAGCCTACCTTTGCTTGTATCTGCGGTTGCTTGATGTTTGAGATAACTGTGATGTGGGATAGGTGGGATAGAAGTATAGGTTGGTATGATTTGAAACAGAAATGCAAGGAGTGTGGTTCGTTAAGCACCGCACCGACACCGATAGACGGAGAAGATGATGCCTACTTATGACTATAAGTGTAATGAATGTGGTAGCACTAGAGAGATACAAAAAGATTTCGGAGATAACACCGAACCAACTTGTTGCCAAGCAACGATGACTCGTGTATGGTCAGCAATACCAGTCCACTTTAAAACAGGTGGCTTCTATTCAACAGGAGGATAAGATGAATACAATACAAAGTTGGAAAGAGATTACAGAACTCTACGAAAAAGAAATGATACGGGATTACCCCGAAGGATTATGGGTTGACCCAGCGGAGACAGAGATAGACACCGACCTCTGAAGTATCTGATTTATACTGTCAAGCATTTTAGTTTTATCGGCGTGTCGCCGTTGGAGATTGTTTCAAAATTGGAAATCTGAAAAACCCCATTTGATATACTTATCTCATCATCTACTAGACAGGAGAAATCAGATGATAGAAATAACACAGCACCAACTAAGGGTTTGCATTGAAGCCCTTAAGTTAGCAGAGGCTAACGAAAAGAATGACTCAAAGTTTGGGTCAGTTCTTTATGACCTTCTATTAAAGACAGGAGAATAAGATGACTACCAAGTCAAAGTGTTTTGCATTAGCAGAACAACACGGCATAGAAATCTATGTCCACAAAAGTTGGAGTTCATATGAAACTCAGTTGACTGTCCCAAAGGGCTATCAACTTGAAGAGTTTGAAGGTGCTAGGACTGGGCTTTCAATGTTCGGAATACCAGATGCCAAAGAACTCTGGAGAGAAGTCTGGTCTGACTTACAGACAATGATTGCTTATAAGCCTTGGCACAAAGTGCCAGAAGGGGAGGAATAAAATGACTACATCAAAGAAGCCACCAGCCTGTCCACGTTGTGGAAAGGTTTTAACTATCAGTTTGTTCGGCAAGATTAAACTGTGCTGTAAAGCCTAACTGATAATAAGAAGCCCCCGCTTCGGCGGGGGTTTTTTATTTGTCTTCTTCTTCCTGCTTCGGTGCTTCATCATCATCTCGGAATGGTCTGAACCCACCAATTTTATTTATCAGTTTGCGGATAGCCCGCTTGTGTCTCATTCGTGCAGCGTCTTCACTACCCAACTGCAACTCACTTGCTATCGCACCGAAGTCCATTGACTCTGCGTGTCTTAAAAATAAAACTTTTCTATCATCTTTAGGAAGTTTCCAGAAACCGTAATCAACTTCAATCATCATCGCCATCATATTGCCACCCTCATTCGGGGCTGACGAACTGCTTGGTCTACCTAAGTCCACCTTCGCACCGAGTCCGTGTTCACCTCTTAAGACGGCAGGAAGAATTGCCTCAACCATATCAGCCTCATAAAAGAACAAGTCACTTGCTTCGTATCCACCCGACTTCGCTTTCCAATGTTGGCAATAGTCCAACGCTTGATTGCGAAGAGAGCGATACAATAAATTCTTTGCATCTTTCTCACCGATTGCTTCCCACGTATCTAACTTGTTCGGGTGTTCAACAAACCATTGGTAGAGTGACTGACGAATATCATCGTACTCAATCGGAGAAAACTTTCTATGATAGTCAGAGGCAACAGCATCAACGATGTACTGCCAGCGCTCTATTCTATTCCACTCTATCATCTTCTTTATACTTCCTTGTCGCAGTCATTAAGTCGTCAACAGTTATGAGGAAGCCTTTGCTTTGGTTCGGAGGAATGAAACAACTTATCTCCCTACCAAATTCTTTTACTGCATATCGCAGCACATCAGTTGGCACGATGAGAGTTGACTCTTGCAATACGAAAGCCCAGTACGCTGCTTCGGTTACACCGAGTCCAGATGCGCCCCAGTCTCCGACCTTCTGAAAGAAACATTCTGTTTCTATATAAAGGTTGTTTGTCTTGAACCACTTGCGGTCACGCTTAACCTCAACAGTATGTCCACCAGTAAGCAACTCGTCTACAAGTTGTTCGCCTTTACGACCATAGCCAAAGTCTAAATCAAAACTAGATTTAGTTGCCACTATCCCACTTACCCCTTAGAACGAGTAGCCCAATTATACCATAGTTGGCTATATCCTTGAAGGAATCTTCAAGTGGTTCGTTCTCAGCGGTAGTGTTGCCTTGCTTAGTTAGGTTAACAATGCGGGCTATCTTATCCCACATACGTACTACTAATCCCTGTGTTGCACCGTAAGGTGAGTTGGATATGTTCTTTGCGCCGTAGTCTCGGTGCTTCTTGATTAGCAGGTCACCAAGTTCCAACATCGTATCTCTTACGTTTAACTCAAACTCTGCCCAGTTAGTAGAGGTATGTGTAGCGTTACTACTAGAGTCTTTTCCTCCACAACATAGTTCTTCACGTTCAGCCCTTGTTCTGCCAAGTGGGTTATAATCTGCCATATCTCTTCACGCTCCGCCTTCTTCATCTGTTTCCTCCGACAATAGTTCTTCTAAAGACTTATCAAAATCCTGCAACGCAGACTTGACTACCATATCCTCAACCAGTTCATCTATCAAATCGTAACCCATCTCACCTGCAAAGAGAGTCACATAGGTGGACTGGCTAACCAGTTTAATCTTGTCTGGTTCTTCTGAATGATAGTACATAAAGCGAAGTAGTGAACCGAGTAACAACTTAAACCCATTGGGTAAGATGTAGTAAGGGTCAAAGTCTTCATCATCTTCTAGCGTGTGGTCTATTAACTCAAATGAGTTCTCAAATTGTTGCTTACATTCGTGGCAAAAGTTTGGAGTTCCATCATCATCGTCAAAATCAAATGCCACTATGCAATGCCAGCCTTATCCTTTATGTATCCTGCTCCGTGCTTGACGTATAGTGAGTTGACATCTTCGCCTTCTGGCAGTTGCACAATAGTAACGGGGAGTTCCCTAGCCAATGAGCGTGCGAACTCCGTCCCCGCTTGGTCACCGTCTGCAAAGACGAAGACTCTTTCAAAGTCTGCGAGTAACCGAGTGTAATGTTTCTTCCAACTATTAGCGCCAGGAACACCGATGCAAGAAATACCAACACAATGACTGAGAGTAATAGTATCCAGTTCACCTTCACACACTCCTATGAAATCACCAGCGCGTTCAACATCTAATACATTATACATCTTTGTCTCTGCCCCAGTCATACCCATATACTTTGGTTCAACTGCGGGGTTGAGAGAACGAAATCTTAAATCAACTACACCAGTTTTAGTTACGTAAGGTATAGACAAGCGACCAATGAATGCTTCGTGTCCAACCTCAGGCTCCACGACTACGCCTAATTGCGCCAGACGTGCTACCTCCAGAGGTATTCCCCTGCTTTCTAGGTAACTTTGAGCCTGATAAATGTTTGCCGCGTACTTCTCTGCTGCTCGTCCCAGTAAATCCTTCTGCGATTGACTTTGCTTCACGTATGTTTACTCCTTCACGCTGTGCAATGAGTTGCAAACTGTTACCTTGTACGCCACAGGCAAAGCATATAAAGATATTTTTGTCCAAGTTCGCGGAACCTGACTGGTGCGTATCATCGTGGAACGGACACTTAAGGTTGACTTGCCCGTGTCTTTGTCTAATGTTCGCACCGTAATGTGTGAGGACATCTGCGATGTCTGGCAAGTCGTTGTCAATTTTTATCACCATAACCTGCATCTCTTAATAGTTTCACAGCATCCTCCAGTCTTAGTAAGCATACCCAATCGGATACACTCTTCTCACCTTGTCCGTTGAGTCTTAAGACTACAACGCCCAAGTCTTTTCCGTTGTCTCTATCTTTTAATTGCGCGATAGCAGCGGCAGGATTAAATCCTGTTCTTGCCTTTACTTCCCAGTCAATGCCAATAGTGCCAGTAATATCAGAACCGCTACGACCAGCACCCGTGCTTTCAGCAAAAGGGAATCCGTTATCTGCAAGGTATAGTGCCAAGACTTTTTGACTTCTGTACCCTCTATGTTTGCGACTCTGCGATGCCACTTAGTACGCACTCTTGTCCTTGCGTAAGATGCGGATAGCCCAGTTCATACCAACGTTAACGCCTTCAGTCCATTCATCAGAGACAGGTGGCTTGGCTTCTTCAATCTTGGTAATAAAGACTAACAACTCTTCATTAACCTTTTGCATTACGAGTTGACGCATCTCTTGCGTTATATCGTCTTCTTCTTCTCTTAGCATTTGTTATCCATTCTCTGGTATGTCGTCCATAAACATATACTCAGGGTTAAATGATAGCCAACAATTCAGGTTTGCGTTGGCATCGGCACGCCCATATCTATTCTTTACTGGTGCAACTGCCATTGAAGTCCCGACCACACCAAGAGTACAAATAAGAGCAGGTAACTGAGCAACTTTACCTTGTAGAGCCGACCTTGGTTGGCAAGGGTTACCCATAACTGCCTCGCTAGTATGATGAAGAATAATAATTGCAGCATTGGTGGCACGAGCAAGGTACTTCAACTCCTTCATAATCGCACGCATAGATGCGAACTCTTCTCCACCATCGGTGGCTATATCCATTAGGTTGTCTACGAAAATAGCCACAGGTGGGCAGCCCCACAATTCCTCAAAGGCTTGGACTTCTTCGTCAATGTCTTGCAAGGTAGGGCTAGATTCAAATGACCAGACTATGTGACTGCTCTTATGTAGTATCGCCTTAGTCCAACCAGCATCAGAGTTCATTAAGTTCTCTACATCTGTTTGGTTCTTACCACTAATCATAGATGCTAAGCGCATAGCCATAGTGTGTGCGTTGGTATCTGCCGATATGTATAGGCTAGGTACTTTCATTCTCAACGCTAGCGCTAGTGCAAGAGTGGACTTACCAACTCCTGGAGTACCAGCGAGCATAGAGACTTCTGCTCTACGAAATATAATTTTGTTTGCATCAAATGTTTTGAACACAGAGGGCAACGGTTCTCCACCGATGTCTGCTCTGCCTACACTTCTTACTAAAGTTCTCATTCATATCCCCTGTCTTAAGTTGGAAGAGAGTGGCTACCTTCCCCACGTAACCACCCTCTACCAATTCTTATAGCATTTCGTCCTGTATTAGTTTTGAGGCTTGCATTGGTCTGGTGTCCCCATTGGTGTTGGACACGCCCAGAATGCGTAAGGCTTCCCCGTTGTCTTGCTGACTCCCTGACGGAATGTTCGCGCTCCGTGAATACAGGTTGGTGTAGACATCCCTGCCCCCGTAGCGGATGCTGGTGCTGTCGGGGCGGTTGCGGAAGTAGCCCAGACTGGAGTGTCTGGAGTTGAAGTAGTGGTCGCCAAAGGGGCTGCCACCGTTGCTGCATTCAACATCTTTGATGTTGCTGCAATCTGCGTTGAGTAATCAGAGATACCTTCAAGCAATACTGATAGTTCATCGGCTGTATTAGCACGAACGTTAATCATATCCCCTGCAGATGTCTTGTAACTAACTTGTAGTTTCCAGTTTTCTGTTGTCATTTGTTTCCTTTTTTAGTGAATTGGCAATGCTCTGTGAGTCCACAGAAATTGCACGATTGTAGGTTCGGTAGAAATATACCAGCCTTGCGTGCTTTATCAAAGCCATCAACAAAGTACTCAAGCGTGTCTAGCGTATATCTACTTAGGTCAATCATCTCCCCTGTCCCCGATTCACGAGACATCCAGTAGTTTCCTAGATTGACTTCTGCACCAATCATCTGC